GCCTGATGGGCATGGTGGTAAATACGTAACCAAAACGATAAAGAAGAGACTAATTAACAAACAGTATTTGATAGTAGCTAGGGGTGCGGCTAAATCAATGTATGGGTCTCTTATTCAAAACTATTTTTTAAATGTTGATGTCAGCACAACGCACCAAATAACGACAGCTCCAACGATGAAACAAGCGGAAGAAATGATGTCGCCGATGCGTACAGCGATAACAAGAGCCAAAGGTCCTCTATTTCAATTCTTAACCGAAGGATCTCTACAAAACACAACAGGCGCTAAAGCCAATAGAACAAAACTTGCGTCTACAAAGAAAGGTATAGAGAACTTTCTTACCGGTTCATTACTAGAGATAAGACCTATGAATATTAATAAACTTCAAGGACTAAGATGTAAAATAGCAACAGTCGATGAATGGCTATCAGGAGATATAAGAGAAGACGTTATAGGTGCCATAGAACAAGGGGCTTCTAAACTGGATGATTACTTGATAGTAGCAATGAGCTCGGAAGGGACTGTAAGGAATGGGAGCGGTGACACAATCAAAATGGAGTTAATGGACATCCTAAAAGGAGACTACATCAACCCTCACGTTTCCATATGGTATTATAGACTGGATGAAGTTGAAGAAGTCGGGGACCCTAATACGTGGATGAAAGCAAATCCGAACATAGGAAAAACAGTAACTTATGAGACTTACCAATTAGATGTAGAAAGAGCCGAGAAAAACCCAGCAGTGCGTAATGATATTCTAGCTAAACGTTTCGGAATACCAATGGAAGGTTACACTTACTTCTTTACTTATGAAGAAACTCTTCCTCACAGACGAAGAGACTTCTGGGGGATGCCTTGTGCGCTTGGAGCGGACTTATCGCAAGGGGATGACTTCTGTGCTTTCACGTTCTTATTCCCACTGAGAGATGGTTCGTTCGGAATTAAGACTCGAAACTACATTACCGATAAAACATTACGAAAACTTCCAGGGGCTATGCGTCTAAAGTATGATGAGTTCATGCGAGAGGGAAGTTTGATTGTAATGGAAGGAACCGTACTTGACATGGAACAAGTTTATGATGACTTGGATGCTCACATAATCGAAAGAGAATACGATGTTCGTTGCTTCGGGTTTGACCCTTATAACGCCAGAGCATTTGTTGAACGTTGGGAAAGAGAAAACGGTCCATTTGGGATTGAAAAAGTAATACAAGGAGCTAAAACTGAGTCTGTACCATTAGGAGAACTTAAGAAACTAGCAGAAGAAAGGATGCTGATATTCGACGAAGAACTAATGACGTTTACTATGGGTAACTGTATAACTTTAGAAGACACAAACGGAAACCGTAAGTTGCTAAAGAAAAGATATGACCAGAAGATAGACGCCGTGGCTGCTATGATGGATGGTTATGTTGCGTATAAACTAAACAAAGACGCCTTTGAATAGGAGGTGAGAAAATGTACAGACTTAATGATCTAATCTCATCAGAAGAATTATACCACCACGGAATAAAAGGTCAAAAGTGGGGTCGTAGAAGATTTCAAAATGAAGACGGTAGTCTTACTCCTGCTGGGAAAGAACGTTACGACGATGATGGGCCTAGTGAAAAGAAGAAAGAGTATAAAATACCTGAAAAGAAATCAACACATAGATTAAAACTTGAAGAGAAATTTGAAGCTAAAGGTATGTCCAAACAACAAGCTGAACAAGCAGCAGCTAAACGTATCAGAGGCGAACAATATGCCGTAGCCGCAGCGGCTGTTACCGTAGCAGCATGCTATGCCTACAATAAACATAAAGGATATACTACAGATAAAACGTTAAGTAAGGATACTGATTTCCATCGTATAATGCGTTTGCATGAAAATGCAGAGATACGTGGAGGAAGACAATACATGTCGTATAAGAAGTCTGACCAGATAAAATACAAAGGTGTTCTAGCTAACGATTTACAGAAAAAAGGGCAATCTTGGGAGAAAATTTACGACGTATCGGTAAAACCGCAACAAGATGTTAAAATCGCGTCGCCAAAGAGGGCTCAAGAAACGTTTAATAATCTATATAAAAATGACTCGAGTTTCAAGAAATCAGTTGACGAATTAGCAAAAGATGCTGGCGCTTTCAATCCTAGATTCAACAAACTTACAGATAAAGTCACAAAAGGTGAGGTTTTAAATAAAAAAGATATGAAGAAAGCGTATGATATATACAATATCGCTCTTACTGATAACTCGGAAGAAGGTCAAGCTCGTGCTAGTAAATTCTACAAAGCTTTAAAGGACCAAGGCATGAATGCTATATATGACATAAACGATAAAAAATATAGTGGATATAACGCCAAAGCTCCTATCATAACATTCGATGGTAAATACGACTACGCTAAACGCGAAATGGCAAAAGAAGAAATCAAGAAAAATGCAGATAAGGGAATGGCTATGATGTTGGCTCCTTCTGCGGTTAAGATGGGTGGTGCTTACGCTGCTATATTTGGCGGTATGGCTTATTCCGATAAACGAGCTGTAGAGAAATACAAGGAAGAACACCCTAACACAAAGCTTAGTGATAAAGAAATTAAAAAGATGTTGAAATTTGGAGTCACTGATGAAGAGTTATGGAAATAAAGGAGGTGAAAATTCAAAATGGGAATAACAGATAGATTACAACATGCTTGGAATGCTTTCTTGGATAACGATAGAAGACGTCCGTATCAGGATATGGGTTATTTTAGTTATAATAAACCAGACAGAGTTCGTTTCACAAGAGGTAATGAAAGATCAATAGTAACATCTGTATATAACCGTTTGGCTTTAGATGTAGCAGCCATAGCAATCAAACATGTAAGACTTGATGAGAATGGTAGATACACTGAAGAGATAAACTCCGGATTACAAAACTGCTTGAATGTTGAAGCGAACATTGACCAAACAGGTAGAGCATTCTTACAAGATGTGGTAATGTCCATGTTGGATGAAGGATGTGTTGCTATAGTGCCGGTAGATACAACCATCAACCCCAACGTATCTGGTTCTTATGAAATAAATACCATGAGGGTTGGTAAAATCATAGAATGGTATCCGGCACACGTGAGAGTTAGATTATACAATGACCAAAAAGGTATCCATGAAGAGGTGACTCTTCCTAAATCCATAGTGGCTATAATAGAAAATCCTTTATATGCGGTCATTAACGAGCACAACTCTACTATGCAACGTCTTATACGTAAGTTAAATTTATTAGACGTAGTGGATGAGCAGTCAGGTTCTGGAAAACTAGACTTAATAATACAATTACCTTACGTTATAAAGAGCGAAGCTAGACGTAAACAAGCAGAAGACAGAAGAAAAGACATAGAGATGCAATTAGCTGGTTCAAAATACGGTATAGCTTATACTGATGGTACAGAAAGAATAACTCAGTTAAACAGACCTGCCGAAAACAACCTAATGAAACAAATCGAATATTTGACTGGTATGTTATACAGTCAATTAGGTTTAACTCAAGCTATATTAGATGGAAGCGCTGATGATAAAACTATGTTGAATTACTACAATCGTACTATAGAACCTATAATAGCTGCTATAGTAGACGAGATGAATCGTAAGTTCTTAACGAAGACTGCTAGAGCGCAAAGACAAGCCATCAAGTTCTTCAGAGATCCATTCAAGCTTGTACCTGTAAATGAAATGGCGGACATAGCAGATAAGTTCACACGTAACGAAATCCTATCTTCAAACGAAATAAGACAAATCGTAGGTATCAAACCTTCCGATGACCCAGAAGCAGACGAGTTACGTAATAAGAACTTAAACAAATCCAACGAAGAGGTTCCACAAAAACCTGATAATATAGAAAAGGAGGTAAGCGAAGAGGATGAAGTATGATTTTAGCGGATGGGCAACTAAGAATAACTTAAAATGCTCAGACGGAAGAACTATCATGAGAGATGCGTTCAAGAATAATGACGGACAGACAGTTCCATTAGTCTGGAATCATCAACACAACGATCCACTTAATGTTTTAGGTCATGCGTTATTAGAAAATAGAGATAATGGCGTTTATGCATACTGTACATTCAACGATACAGAAGCTGGTAAAAATGCTAAGATGTTAGTGCAACATGGCGATGTTACAGCTCTATCTATTTATGCGAATCAACTAAAACAAAAAGGTGGAAATGTAGAACATGGTGTCATAAGAGAAGTTAGTTTAGTTCTAGCAGGAGCAAATCCTGGAGCTTTCATAGACTCTATTCTTAGACACGGTGAAACCTCAGACGAAGAAGGTGTTATATACACTGGAGAAGACATCGAGCTTTACCATGCCGATGAAGAAATTCAAAATGATAAGAAAGAGGAGGATAAGAAAGTGGAAGATAGTAAGAAAGAAAAGACAGTCCAAGATGTTGTTGACTCTATGACTGAAGAACAAAAGAACGTTATGTATGCTCTTATAGGGCAAGCTTTAGAAGAAAATGCAGCGCAACATTCAAATATCGATAATGGAGGAGAAGAAGAAATGAAACATAATGTATTCGAAAACGATAACCAATATAACCAAAATGTATTATCACATGCTGATGTAGAAAATATATTAAGAGATGCTAAAAGATTAGGGTCTTTAAAAGAAGCAGTGTTACAACATGCTGACGAACACGGAGACGCTATATATGATAACTATGGTATAAAACCTAATACTGATGGTGAAGGTATATCTATGTTATTCCCTGAATACAGAAACATGAATAATGTACCTGAATTCATCAAGAGAGACACAGGATGGGTTGCTCAAGTAATGGCTGGAGTACATCATACACCATTCTCTAGAATAAAATCTATGTTTGCTGATATAAGAGAAGACGAAGCTAGAGCATTAGGTTACATGAAAGGTGACTTAAAGAAAGAAGAAGTA